GGTTTACAGTGAGTTTGGGAATAACTTTCTGAAATCCCTACTGTCACGTTATAACGGTGGACAGCGTGAGTTTGAAGTGGTTTGTGATCATTTCTCTTGTCCAACTTATGCTCCAGCATTGGCAGACACCATCTTAACACTCTTGGATTTTGGAGTAGATGGAAGAATCTTGCACTATACTGGTAAAGATTATATTTCTTGGTACACATTTGCAGAGACTATTTTTGCACACGTAGATCCTACCGTGAAAATTATACCTGTACCTGCATCCGTGTATAATTCCAGGGCTAACCGTCCTGCTAAATCCTATCTCGAAACCAAAGGTATTCTGAAACCAGAACCAGTGGTTGTCGGCATCACCGAAACACTAAACGTCCTATTGAACAAGGAGAGAAAATGAATTTTGTAATCTATGGTAAACCTGATTGCCAGTTTTGCACAATGGCTAAACAACTGTTGGAAATGAGAGGACAGGAGTTTAAGTATCTTACCTTAGACCAAGACTACTCTCTCGATCATATGCAAGCAGTGGTCGTAGAGAAAACCGGAGTACCACCACGCACCTTCCCCCAGATCCTGGTACAAGAAGATGCAGAAGTGGACTACAAACACGTAGGAGGCTTCACCGAACTGCGTGAATTCATGGCTCAAATTGCGGAGTAACAATATGAAAGGTAAACAGAAACGTAAAATCTTTTCTCGTGCTTTAGCAGCAGAGCTTAAGTCCAACACCAAAAAGACGAAACCAAAACGTGAAACTTCTCCTGAACATATCATGTTCGACGAATTGGATCACGGCGAGGTTGACGCATAAGGAAAACATGGCTAAAGTAGTAGATGAGTTTGATATGCTACGCCTGGATGAGGGACTAAAGCTAACTGTCTACCCAGATACCGAGGGGTACTGGACAGTTGGTATTGGTCATCTCTTAACGAAAGTCAAAGATAAAGCTGTGGCTATCGCTGAACTTGATAAACTCGTAGGTCGCAATACCAAAGGGGTTATCACCGAAGCTGAGGCTCGCGCTATCTTCCAGAAAGACGTTGAAAAGGCGACTAAGCAAGTCAAACAGAGTAAAATTCTGTCGCCGATTTATGATAAGGTTAGTCCTACCCGTAAGATGGCGATTATCAATATGGTATTCCAAATGGGTATCGCAGGTGCAGAATCTTTCCAAAACAGCTTGACATTGGTTAGCAATTCGTACTATACTCAGGCTGGTATTAACTTACGGAAGAGTAAGTGGTACAAACAAACGCCTAATCGTGCAGAGCGAGTTATCAAGGTTCTAACTTCTGGAACACTTGATGCTTACAACTAACAAAGGGGCGTAAGCCCCTTATTAAGGAGTGCTACTATGGGAAATAAAGCAGCAAAATCTCCCCGCCAAAAATTGGCAGCAAATGACCAGAAACAAAGCCGTTACGCAGCAAAAGCCATCGGTAACGACGATTACCGCCTTGATGAATTCTTCCCTACCGAAGCACAACAAGAAATTGTTCGTAGCATGGTGTGGAACGACTTAACCATTGTAAACGGACGTGCTGGTACTGGTAAAACGACCACTGCCTTATGGAAAGCATTACAGATGCTGAAATCCGGTGATGTACGCAAACTGCTATTCCTCAAGAACCCAACTGAGGTGGGTGATGATCAGATTGGCTTCCTGTCTGGAGACAAGAACGACAAGCTGACTGCACACTACGAATCAACTAAACGCATCTTCCAGCAGTTTATGTCTGCTAACAAACTGGAAACAGATATCCTGAACGGTAAGATCGAGTTGAATATTCCTAACTATGCACTGGGTGCTACCTGGGACAACACAATCATTCTGATTGACGAATCTCAGTTAATGTCTCCCGATACCGTCAAACTCCTGCTGGAGCGTACAGGTATCAACTCTCGTGTAGTGGTAATTGGTGACGTTCGTCAAACCTATGCAATTAAGCGCCGTAAGAATGGTCTGGAAGACCTTCTGGATAAAGTGGCCCCATTTGACGTAGACGAAGAAGAACGTACCCCAATCACCGATTTCATCGGTTACGTAGAACTGTCAAGTGATGAGAACCAACGTTCACGTCTGTCTCAGTTCATCACGGAAATTTATTAATTTAATAGGCAGGGACGCCGCTTTTATGGAGGATAAATGGCATTTGTTGAAATAGGTAGATCAGGTATTGATGAGTGTTATCAAGCGGGATTAGTAAAGCCAAATGAGTTCAGGCAAATATTCGTAAACAAGATTGAAGAAGAGATCGCTCTCTTACTGGAAAACATGACACTTCAACAAAAGTGGAGAATGTTCAAATCTTGGTTTAAAAATGAGGATTGGATTTTATCCTATTATCAAGAACTTTCTGATAGGCAAGATAGTCTGTTCGAGTGTATAATAGAGATAGCTGCCTCAAACCCACACCTTCTTCATATCGACGAAGAAGACGCAAAACTTCTTTTCCTCAGTAGTATTTTCCATAAGAAATCTTTACTCGTTCGAGAGTGTAGTGATTTGTTTAATCATCAGCTAACGAAGACGGATAAGATCCTCGTGGACAAAGAGACGTTACGTGCAATAGATTATCTAAGAAAATACGTAAACGGTGGAAAAGCAGTTCTTAAAACATTGCAGGAGGAAGAATAATGACAACGATTATCGCAACAAAGACTAAGATTTTAAGCGACGGTAAAACCACAGTGGGAAATCGTGTAGATGACTATGATTTCAAGAAAGTGCGTAAGATTGGGGATTACCTTGTAGGTGGCGCTGGTCGTCTTACCTCGATTCTAACGTTCTTTGCATGGTTCGAACAAAATCTGCAATGTCAAGCAGCACAAGAAGCTATCCCAGGGTTGATGATCCAATCCGACCCTGATAAGGATGACGAGGACTTTGTTGCCTTGGTTGTCCACCCAGACGGTAAAATTTTTATTCACGAAGGTGCTGATCCTCGTAGAGCTTTCCCTATTGACCGCGAATATACTGCTGTTGGTAGTGGTGCAGATTTTGCATTAGCTGCTATGGATGCTGGCGCTACCCCAGAAGAAGCGATGGAAGTTGCAAAACGCCGTGATGCTTTCTCCGGCGGGGAAACCTTCGTAGAAGAACAGGATGAACTGGTAGAAATCACTGACGAAATGCTACGTGACTTCTCCAGAGAACAGCTACTGAATATGTTACTCACTGGTAGTCCAGAGGGTGAAGAAGGTGCTCGTATCCTGGCTGGCGAGACTGCCGAGCAAGATTTGACTTTGCTTGGTACTGATGGTAGTGTTGATCTTCAAAACACCTCCGTTTCGACGGAGAACTAAAAACATGCCCCTTCGGGGGCATTCCTAACCCAGGAGGAGATATGTTACCAATTCCAGTCGGATTTATCGAAAGCAATGTGCATAGTTATCAACAAACGTGTAAGAGAGCAAAAAATGTGCTTGACTTCCTCGTTCAAAAACGATATGTTATATCGGAAAAGAAATGGCTTCGCACCCGACACTATGAAGTGAACGTGTTCGGTGAAATCAAGCATATCTACGGTAGCACTGAAAACGTTATCGAACGTATGCTGGAAAAGGATTATATCTCCACTATGGATTACCAACTTCTGAAATTTTACGATATGTCAAAAATGATCGATATGTGTATTGATCGTATGATGGAGCGTAGAGTGGATGATTTAGTGATGGTCAATTCTGACGAAATTCGCCTGTTATATGACATTGGCAGCTTCGCAGAAGATCCATTGCTGACCAAAGAGGAGATTTTAATTGGCGAAGGATTACGATAGACCTGAATCAGACTACTACCCTACACCGCAGAAGTGTATTCAAAGCCTGTTCAGCGTAATTGATTTCGAAAATTTAAGAGGAGAGGGCTGGCATTTTGCCGAGCCGTGCCGAGGGGAAGCAAGCGCGATTTATCAGCACTTCCCCGAAGGTGCAGAGTATTGTGAACTGGAAGAAGGAAAAGATTATTTTACCCACACATGGCAGACTAAGCCGGATATCATAATTACGAACCCACCTTTCAAACTCGCAATGGAGTTCTTGGAAAAGAGCTTACAAGAAGCAGATGTATCAATCTACCTGTTACGTTTGGGATTCCTGGAGTCGAAAAAACGCCGAGAATTTCACAAAGCACACCCACCTACAAATCTGATCATTCTATCTGAACGACCATCTTTTGTTGGAGGAGGTACGGACAAAACAGCGTATGCCTGGTATGTCTACGACCCTAAACAGAAACTGGGATTAACCCAACCTTTCTATTTCGTATAAGGAG